GTATTCCTTGACCCGTTGAATACGGTTCAGGCCCCTAAAGCCTTACGTGCTTTACCAGAGGCAGTTACCGCATCTGCCGAATCTGCTGCGGCAGCAAGAAAACTGGTTAAGGCTGGAGTTGCTTTGACGCCGGAAACTATTGCTAAAGCCGATGAAGTTGTGTCAATGGTTGATGAGGCTTCACAGTTGTCCGAAACTGCTGTGAGTCTTGTTACGCGCCAGCCTGGGGTTACTTGGTCTGGGGATAACAAAATTATTGCTCGCGGTGGTCAGCCAATTGATCAGTTTTTAGACATAGGCCCTAACGGCCCAATTAACAAAGACAATCTTATTGGTCCTGGTTTGTATGACACCAACTATTCTCCTGTAGCCGAATCATACAATCTTGAAACAAAAATTCAAGATCGTTTTGAAACAATAAAAATTGGTGATCAAGAAGTGGTTAGACCTGTAATCAGTTATGAACCAGGTCAATCTATGGTGTATGAGTTCCATACACCAACAGAAGGTTTTTTAACTATCAACGGTGAGGATGTTTGGACTGTTGACCCAAATGTTCCGTGGAACCTGCGATCCGCTGTTGAAGAACTTGGTTTTACTCGACAGACAGCACTTGAATTTGATCAAAAACTTGTTGAGCTTGGTTTTGAACCATATACAGGTGCCGGTGGTAGAGAATTTGAGGACCTAGTTTCGTTGCTGGAACGTGAGGCAGCTGGTTCTTTAGATTCACAATACGCTTTGTCAGGTTCAATTGGTTCTGATAGAAAACTTGTAGATATTAGAAGGCGACTTGCCGATCCTATTGGTTGGCTCAAAACAAATCTTAGACTTGACCGACGTGTAAACGATTTTTTTGCTAATAAAACTTTGACATCACTACTTGATGATCCTGTGGAAGTTTCTCCATTTGCTGAAATCACTGATGATCTTTTTGTTGATTACGATTTTGTAATCAATCCTGAAACTGGGGCAAACGAATACAAGGCAACTGCTTACTCTGTAAGAGGAAAAGGTATTGCTTCAGCAATAGACAACCCTCAAACTGCATCTAACTACAATCCAGCACCAGTCCAGTCTTTGCAGAGACAAATCATTGACTGGGAGTTCACTGCTAATAATGTTAATGCAACTCCAGAAAGAATAACTATTCTTTCACAAAAAATTGGTGAAGCAAAAGCACTACAACAACGATTCTCTGCTCTTGCGGAAAAATTTGTTCAAAGAAAAATTGGACAATCTACAAGAGAACTAGAAGGTTTAAAACTTGATCAAACATTGTTCAGTGAGTCAGTTCAAGAGTATCGACAATTAACAAAAGAGTATCAGTCTTTTATTGATGAACTAAAAGAAATGTCAAAGATATTTGATGGTGTTGATCCTGCTTCAATTGATATTTCAAAAATTAAATCAATTCCTAATTTTTCTTCTCTGTCCCGTGAAACTCAGGCATCTTTGGCGTACGCTCGAATCGCCCAAGGTTCTTTTGAAGAATTTATTAAACAATCAATGTACCAACTGAAACGCGGGAGTGTTGAATTTTCTGATATTTCTCTCGGGGATGTTGGTCCATTTAAAGGAATTGTTATCCGTGGAGACGGACAGAATTTTAATGAAATTTTAATTTCATCGTTCCAACCTGATGTGATTCCATATCCAACTAGAACAACCGATGTTGTTAACGATTGGCTCAAACTTAAAGGTGTGGATGCAATTAGTTATGATGGTGGTGTAAGAATTGGCGGTCCAATAGGTGGGCATACTGCGAGAGTTGTTTTGTCTCCATCAAAACTGTCGGTAAGAGCTTCTAGAACTGGTGAGATGTTGCCAACCGTGGAGGCTCGACGACTTATCGCTGAAGGCGAACAGTTACAGGTCACAGCAAAAGACATCGCCCAAGCACAAGGATATTTGGATGCACACGGTCTTATTAATGCTGCTTCCAAGAGCGTTGCTGCCGAACCTTACTCCCTTTGGAGAATCTCTGGTACTGGTCAAAATGTTTTCAAAGCCATTGCGTCTGAAGGAAATGCTTACGAAATTTGGATGAAGTTCCTTAAAGGAAAATCTCCCCGTTTGGCACAGAAACTTTCTGAAGCAACCACTCCCGAAGAAGTTGAGGCTGTGTTTGACGCTGCGAGAGCAAGCCTTGACCCATTGGAAAACATAGCCCCAGGTGGTTTACCAGGTTGGAGTGGCAACGTAATCGGTGAAGTTGGCTATCGCACAAAACAGTTGATTTCTAAAAACTCTCGTATGGCTGCGACACTACCGCGATCAAATGTTTTGCCAATTAATGATTTGGCTGCTGGAGCGAACCACCTTCACGACACAATGATTATTCTTAAAACCCCAATTGAGTCCAGATCAGCTTTGATGAACGAGTACATCAGGATCGTGTCTCAGGATGATGCAGCAAAAATCCGTGGTGATCTGTTTGACTTCGCCAAAGAATTCAAAAACGTGGTCATCAAGGATAAAATCCAACCAGTAATTGACAAGCTGAAAGCACCTTTGAAAAAAACGTTTGAGGAGATGACTCCTTTTGAACGTGTCACAATGAAGCGTCGAACTGAACTTGTGGCAGAGGTCGAAGATGCGGTTCGTAAAGCTTCAACATTTTTGGTTTCTAAAGAAGAAGAAATCGTGCGTTATGTTTGGGACGATGTAGGCAGGGGCGTGAGTCTTGACTACCTAGAGGGTAGTGGTATGGGGCCGATGTATTTAGTTCAACAAAGAACAAATGACATCAGCCTGTTGCCGTTTGATACAGATGAACTTGACCAACTTCTTGACCTGACCTCCAATTGGGCCGAGTATTCGCTGCTTGCCCGTGTAACCCCTGGTATGGGTCAAACATTGGATGTTCTTGACAAGGCGATGGCTAAAGCTTTTTGGTTGCAGACTGTTTGGAAAAAAGCGGTTCTTTTGTCTGGACGTTATGTGCTTCGTGTTGTCCCAGAAGAAATGATGCGTAACTCTCTATCCGGACAGTTCGGCAACGAGTTCGGTTATGTGGCAGAAATTTTCTCTGGTCGTATGAATAAAGACATTTATGGTCGAGTTATGCCACGAATATCGGAGGCTGATGATATTGCCTTGAAACTTGACGAGGCTTTGAATGTTTTGCCAGCCCGAATTGCTAGAGCAGAAAGTTTGGGTAACACCAAGTTGGCTGACAAGTTGCGTCGCAGACTTGCCAAGATTGATGTTGCTGCTGAGCAGGCACGTCTTGACGAAATTGATTCAATTCTAGAATCCGAAGTTGCTTCAGCCCGTGATGTGATGATCGGACCATCGCCAACCAAAGCTGGAGATACCGCTCTAGGAAACCTTGTTGCTGGTCATGTTCGTGCAAGTTCACAGCAAACGGTTTTTAGAAGCGAAAACCCTACCTTGTGGTTGAGGGGTGTCGCTCAGGCATCTATTGATCGTGGTGCTGATGTGTTGGGTTCTGCTGTTGCCCGCGCTTTGCAAACAGGTTCCCGTGGTGCTTTAGAAAAATTGGCTAATGAAATGTTTGATGGTTCGTTAAGAAAAGCTTACGAATCGTATTTCAAAGGCTTAGGTAAGTTGCGTCCAGATTATGAATGGGACACCCTTGAAGGTGCAAGGAAATATGTTGAGTATGTAGTGGATGACTTGCAACAGGTGACTGGTGGGCATCCTAAGTTGCTCGGTGCTATCGCTAACAATGGTGTGATCGTTGGCGGTGAAACATTCTCTCTTGGTCGCAGAACCGCATACGGGAACATTCCGTCAGCAGAGTTCATGAACCTTCTCAAAGCCGGTGATCCTGATGATCTGACTGTCCCTATTTTTGCTGAATGGTCAAAAGCCCCAGAAGCAACAATGGTGTTCCCCCGTGTTTCACAGTTTGATGAAGAAAAATCTGCTGGAATTTTTAGTTGGTTTATGCAAAACGCTTATGGTCGTGCATCAGACAAGTTCGCTAGAGTCCCAATGTTTAACGCACGTAAATGGAACCTAATTGCCGACATGATCCCTTTACTTAGCAAGGAAGAAGCATTGAAACTGAAGGCTTCCCTACCCGATTTGAACCTTCCAAATCATGTCGTAGAGAACATCCTTGACAACATTCCACGGGCTAAAGGCACTGGCACATTAGAAAAACTTGACAGCCTTGCTGGATATCGAGCAGTTGAGGACACAATCAACTTGTTGTTTGACTCACGTAAGAAAACATTGTTCGGCTACAACCATCGCCTCTTGTTCCCATTCTTTGATGCTTTCCGTGAAGTTAGCGTCCAGTTAGCAAAAACTGCAATCAACCCGCTTGCCACCCACAAGATCGATAAAGCTGCTGAGGCTTTAGGCAACTTGCAAATTGGTGGACCTGGTGAAACCAACATCATTGGACCAGGGGATATTGACCAAGATGGCAAGAACGAAGGCTTTGTTTATCGTGATCCGCAAACAGGGTCTTTGAGTTTCAACTATCCACTTGTCGGTGGCGCAGCGCGAGCATTGACGGGTATCCCATTTGACTACAAAGTGAGTGTCGGTTCTTTGTCAATGGCTACAAGCGTCATCCCGTCGGTTGGTCCGTATGTTGCTTTGACCTACACCGCTATCCCTAACAGGCAAGGTGAGGTTTGGGACAAACTGAATAAAGTGTTCATCCCTTACGGTGAGCCTTCTAACGAATTGCAAGACTATTTCACTCCTTTGGCTATCCAACGTTTTGCACAAGGTTTGGCTGCTGGAACACCGTTTGAGCGTGTGTCACAGTTCTTGGGCAACCCAAACAATGACCCTGTGTATAAGACTTTGCAAAGCAGAACGTTCATGGCTGAACTTGCTTCAGGTAAATATACGCAAGACGAAAACGGTGTCCGTGAAGCGATGCAAGCGTCACAAGATAAAGGCAACACCTTGTGGTGGTTGCGTGGTTTGACACAGTTCTTCTCCCCTGGCGCACCGATCAGCCAGTTTTATGCAGAACAAGACAGCAAACTGGTTCCACTTGGTGTTCTGTTGGACAGTATCCGAAAAACAGAAAACGCTGTTCGCGATAAGGGTGGCACATTTCAAGATCAAATTGATGCAGTAGTGAACCAGTACGGTGATCTTGTTCTGCCGTATTTGGCTTCTATCAGCGAAAGTAATGTTCCTGGTTCAGAGTCCAGTAAAGCGTTCTACAAGTTCAAAAACGAAAACCCAGATTTGTTCAAGCGTTATCCAAATATTGCTGGATATTTTGGTCCGAACACAAACGAGTTTGACCAAAAGATTTATAACATTCAGAAACGTGCAGGTGAACTTGTCGCTTTGCCGAAGGAAGAAATCGCTGCTCAGATTGAACAGTTGTGGGGTAACTTCCGTTACAACAAATATGATCGTGAATTAACACAGGCTTTGGGTGAAACCCCTCTGAAATCTTATGCTTTGAGCATCATGGAATCTCAGATCAAATCATCGTTGCCTAGTTGGAACAGGTCACTTGCGTTTCAGGAATATAACGATGAGATTGTTAACTCGGTTAACTCAATTATTAAGGCATCTACTGATCCGAAGTTGGCAAACTTGCCAGTTATGGCTCCATTGAAGGAGTATTTGGCGCAACGTAATGCGATTGTCAATGTGATTACCCGTAATTCTGGGCTGACTAGCGTTAACTCTTGGCGTAATAACCGTGGTGGTATCGTCGAGCGTGAAGCTTTGAAGATTGTGGGGGATCAAATCGCCGAAAAGAATCCTGCGTTTCAGGGCGTGTGGGATAGTGTTTTGTCTAGAGAATTTAAGACTTTGACCGAACAAGAGAAACTATTGGTTCAGACAGGACAGTTACCGTAATGGCTCCAAAACCTAGACAGGATGGGACAACCCCTACAACTACGCCTCCGATTGGTCCACCAGCACCGACCACGACTGTTCCGGTATCTCCTGAAGTTCAGGCAGCTCTTGCTTATGTTCAGCAGGTTTTGGGTCTTGGTGGAGGAGATAAGGATGTTCTTGGTCTTGAAGGTAGCGGTGTTTTCCAAGATGGTCGGCTAGTTGGATATGAAGGACCTACCAAAACTGTTGGTGGTCAACCAATTCAACCTCAATACTTTGAAGGTGATGAACAAGCAATTGCTACTTGGGACGCTGAGGAAGTTATTGCTTGGCAGAAACGACTTGCTGCTGGAGGATACTTTTCTGGTGAGTCGTATCAGCCTGGCATTGTTCGCCAGTCAACCCTTGACGCATACAAGCGAGCGTTGATTGATGCCAACCAAAGCTTTATTAGCGTTGAGCAAGCGTTGGAGCGTTCCAAGAAGTTTCCTTATTCGGGTGGTGGCGGTGGTCTAAAGAAGTATCGCATGACTGCTGCAACGGATTTGCAAAATGTTTTTGACAAGGTTTCCCAGAACGTGTTGGGTCGAACATTGGACACCGAAGAATTGGATAAGTTGGTTAAGACTTATCAGGGTGTTGAGTTGGCTGGACAGAAGTCGCAGGCTGGTGTTGCTGAACAGGCTCCTACTGCTGCTGCTTTTGCACAGAAAAAGATTGAAGCTGGTAATCAGGATGAGGCTGATGCTGTTCAGTTCGCAGGATACGCACAAACTTTAGAAAGGATGCTCGGTGGCTGAGACAAAGAATCCTCGTAAAGCGTATATTGACGCACAGATTAAGGCTGGTTCTACTAAGACACGCGCTGAACTTGGGCGTGAATATGACGAACAACAAGCAAAGAAGGCAACGACTGTTGCGAATCCTGCTGATTTGAAGGCAAAGGTTGATCGTTATTTGCCTGCTTACTCGTTTTTGTTGGACCCTAACAGTATTTTTGGTGCTGATGTTGCACAGGTTTTGGCTGATGCTGTAGCCCAGAATTATGACGCTACCCGTTTTGAGGGTGCGTTGGCTGCAACAAACTATTTCAAGACTGCCACACCAGAGCAGAAGGCTTTTGCTAGGAAACAGTTACCTGCTGATAAGGCAAGAATTAGTACTGAAGCGAACTCTTTGAAACAGTTGGCTAAGTCTTACAACTATGCGCTTTCAGATTCAGAGTTGCAGGCTGTTTTAACTGGTACTCCTATGCCTGGAACTGGTAAGCCTGTTTCGCAGGACGAGTTGTTAAACAAGATGAAGATGTCCGCTAAGGGTGTCCTTCCTCATCTGTCATCTCAGATTGATGCTGGTTTGTCTTTGAAGGACATTAGTGAAAACTACAAACAGTATGCCGGACAGATTTTGGAACGTGACCCAAACCAGATTGATATGTTTCAGGGTCCGTTCCTTGATGCGTTTGGTAATGCCCAGACTGGTCAGATGTCGTTGGGTGATTGGGTGTCAAAACTTAAATCTGATCCGCGTTACGGCTATCAGAACACGAAGGCCGCTAACAGGGATGCACAGTCTTTGGCTTTAACTATTGCTAGAGCATTTGGAAAGGTTCGATAATGAGTGACACAGGTTTAGGTGGCGTTGATCTTGGTTTGAATTTGGAGAACCTCAATGCTGAGTTGGCTGCATATTTCCAAACTCCTGAGGGTCAAGCAAATCTTGCTGCATCGGGTTTCCAAGTCCCTGATGTTGCTGGTGTTGGTGGCCCCACGCCACCGACCCCACCTGCACCGCCAGCAGATGAACCGCCTGCACCTCCTGCACCAATGTTTAGCCCTAACCCTGATGCTCGTAACACGATCAAAGCTGTTCTTTCAACCTACGGTTTGGAATCATTGGCAGAAGTTTTGTGGGGTAACTACACGTCAGGTTTGGTTGACATCAATAACGAGCAAGCGTTGGTGTTCTCGATCCGTGATACAGAGCAATACAAAACCCGTTTCGTTGGCAACGCTGCAAGAGCAAAGCGTGGTTTAGCAGAACTCAGTCCGGCAGAATACATCGGTTTAGAGGACTCGTATCGACAGATCATGCAGTCCAACGGTATGCCCCCTGGGTTCTACGACCAGAACGATGACTTCTCAAAACTGATCGAAGGTGACGTTTCCCCATCAGAGTTACAGGACCGTGTTCAGCAGGGTTATTCCGTTGTTGCTCAGGCTGATCCAGAGGTTAGACGACAGATGCAAACCTTGTACGGTGTCACCGAAGGTCAGTTGGCTGCGTACTTTATTGACCCTGAACGGACTGCACCGTTGCTTAAACAGCAGGCTCAGGCAGCTCGGATTGCAGCCCGTGGACTAGAGCAGGGTGGTATTCAGTTGACTGGTACCTTCGCTGAGAACTTGGCGGCCCGTGGGATTACTGAACAGCAGGCTCGCGCAGGGTTCGCTGAAGTCGGTGCTTTAGGCGAGTTGCAACAGACTTTCGCGGGTGAGACTGCACTATCCGGTGAACAACTGGCAGGTGCGGCGTTCGGGATTGATGTCGCCGCGCAACAAGAGTTGGAGCGTAAACGTCGTCAACGTGTTGGTGAGTTTGCTGGTGGCGGATCATTTGCTCGGACAACTGGTGAAACATCAGGCTCTACTTCTATAGGTGTTGGTAAAGCGCAATAGCATACTTGACACTGTCAAGTAAAGTGTGTGTATACTGTTAATGTTCGGTTACGAACACCATTGGAAACCCCCCGATTTCAATGTGCAAAAGGGGTGAGACTTGCAGCCATCACGTAACCTCCAGCGTGATGTGGGCAGAAGGAGTGGGTCATGTCAGATGCAAACTACGAGTTTGAGGATGATGTAATGCAAGACCAGCAGCAATCGAAGGACCCTGTGCGGGCGCACTTGCGAAAGCTTGAAGCCGAAAATAAGGCTTTACGCGAGCAGGCAGCATCAGCAGAGGCAGCCCGACGAGAACTTAACTTCGTGAAAGCGGGCGTAGACCCGAACGATCCGAAGTACAAGTATTTCGTTAAAGGCTACGACGGTGAATTAACACCGGAGGCGATTCGACAAGCAGCAGAAGAAGCAAGTCTCATACCTAGCCAGAACAAGGAAGTGGTTGCTGAACAGCAGTCATGGAATCGGGTGGCGCAGGCAGCGCGAGCTGGACAGACAAGCGAACCTCCTGTTGATTACGCTCAACGTATTGCTAACGCAAAATCCCCTGATGAAGTGATGCAACTGCTGGCCCAGGCGAGAGCCGAAGCAGAAAAATACTAATCACTCCCCATTGGATTCACATTCTTTGGGGCTACCCCTAAAGGAAAAGACAAATGTCTTATACTCAGCAAAGTTCGGTTGATACCGACCAGGCAGCGTATGATCGTTTGGCGTATTTCGCCCTCCGTTCAGAACTCTTGTTCGATCAAGCAGCCGATGTTCAACCAACCAACCAGTCAATGCCTGGTTCTTCGGTAATCTTCACGATTTTCGCAGACCTCGCAGAAGCAACCAGCACACTTGCTGAAACCACTGACGTTACACCTGTAGCGATGAGTGACAGCCAAGTGACTGTAACCCTTGCCGAATACGGCAACACAATCAACACGACAGCAAAGCTCCGTGGAACTTCGTTCTTGGACATTGATGCAGCAGCAGCGAACCTTATCGGTTACAACGCTGGTGACTCAATCGACAAGGTTGTTCGCGACGTGCTTGCTGGCGGTGACAACGTTGCTTACGGTGGCGGTGGATCATCTGATCCTTCAAGCCGTGTAACGGTTCAGGCTGAGGACATCATTGAAGCCAACGACATCCGTAAGCAGACTGCTGCTTTGCGTGCTGCAAACGTTGCAACCTTCAATGGTTACTACATGGGTTACATTCACCCAGACGTTTCCTATGACCTTCGTCGTGAAACCGGCAACGCATCATGGAACGCTCCACACGTTGCTGTAGACACACAGAACATCTACAACGGTGAGATCGGAACCTTTGAATCAGTACGATTCATTGAAACCCCTCGCGCAAAGGTGTTCACCAACGCATCAAACGGAACCAGCACAACTGGAACGATTGACGTGTACTGCACACACATCATGGGTCGTCAGGCGTTGGCTAAGGCTTACAGCCAGGTTGACGGTAACGGCATGGTTCCGAAGGTTGTTCGTGGACCTGTTGTTGACTCGCTCATGCGTTTCAACCCAATCGGTTGGTACTGGCTCGGTGGCTATGGCCGCTTCCGCGAAGCATCGTTGCGTCGCATTGAGTCGTCATCCAGCATTGGCGTAAACGCTTAACTAGCGTTTAACCCTCACAAGATGTGGGGTAGCCGAGTCCCCTCGCTCGGTTGCCCCACTTTTTGTATTTGGTATAGTCTTTTTGACGAAAGGTTTGTATGTCAATTTCCAACTACGCTGAACTAAAGATTTTGGAACACACCACGGGTAAGACTGCGTGGACGATCCCTTCAAACGTTTATGTGAAGTTGCATACTGGTGACGCTGGTGAAGCTGGCACGACTAACGCTGCTACTGAAACGACTCGTAAGGTTGCGGCTTGGGCTACCGCAGCGTCGGGTTCTATAGCGACTTCGGCAACTTTGGAGTGGACGAACGTTGCTGCTACTGAAACTTATTCGCATTGGTCTATGTGGGATGCGTTGACTGGTGGTAACTGTTTGTGGACTGGCGCGTTGTCGTCGTCTGCTGCGGTTACGGCGGGCGATACTTTTCAGATCACTTCTCTCACGCTGTCGCTCGACTAGCCGTTAGGGGATAACCCCTCATGGCGCAAACAGCAGTCACAGGTTTTAGCGAACCGTTTAGTGATACTCGTCCGTTTTATCGGAGAAACTATTTCCGTGTTGTCAGTCGTACCGCGACTGGTGTTGGTGATGGTTCTGCCTCTGTTGCTTCAGGATCGGCACAGGTTCGTTTAGGTCAGTTAACTGACTTCAGTTTCCCTTACCGTTTCGGCGGTCGTTTCTATTTGGGTGTTCGTGCGGTTCTCACCGTTACTGCTACGGCATCGGGTCTAGGTACTGCTTCTTCTTCGGCACAGGTGTTGCGTCAACGGCAGGCAACTGGTAGTGGTACTGGTTCTGAGTCTGCGACACGGGTTGTTGTTCTCCTTCGTACTGCGACTGGTTCGGGTGTTGGCACGATGGATTCAACGGGGTTGCATATTGCGCCTCGTACAGCAACAGGTAGTGGTGTTGGCTCTGATACAGCGTCAGGCAGGATTACGCCTGTTAGAACGGCTGTGGGTAGCGGATCAGGGGCTTCTAGCGTCACGTTCATTCGTGTACCAAGACGTACAGCGACAGGATCAGGTGAGGGTTCGGGTGAAGGTGTTGATCTTGTTGTCAACATTCGTACTGCCACAGGTTCCGGTGAAGGCACATCAGTCACATTGGGTGGCATCTTGTATATCCGTACCGCCACGGGATCGGGTACGGGAACGGAGTCTGCTACTTGGACTAAATCGCATATCTTCCGTGTGCCATACACCTACAACTATCCAGGTGGATACTTCGGTGGTGGTGATGCAGCGAACCGTTTAGGCCGTTATGACCGTTCGGGTGTTCGCGCAAGAAACCTATACAAACTCAAAACAGGTGAGTACACCATCGTTGACCAGCGTGATCTAGGTCAGGTGGAGAAACTGTGGCATGGCGGTCGTCTGCATTTCTTGGATGATGCTGAGGTTGCTGAACTCACCGCAGCAGGCTTTGGAGATAGCATCACCTGATGGCAATTTTTAGACCACCCACCGACAACTTTGTGCGCCCTACGCTTGCAGAGAACTTCACTAAAGGTTTAGTGCTATCCCAAGAGCAACGTCTCGCTAACCGTCTGGCAGCTCATGTTCGACCAACCGCTAGAGGCAGGAATGTGTTTCTGTTGACGAACGGTAACTACACCGAGAATGAACCATCAGACATGGACACGGTTGCGAAGGTGTATTACGGTGGGCATGACATTGAGGTTGACGCTACTGAGGTAGCATCACTTACCGCAGCAGGATATGGGGAGTACATAAGTGGTTAAACATCAGGAAACGCATCCTGATCTAAATGTTGAGGGATGCTTTGGTTGCAAGATTGCTCACGTTGGTATTGGTGCTGACGCTATGCCATCACGGGGCGGTAAAGCCAGGGTCGCGACAATCAATCAGAAGGATCGTGTGCTAGACAAAGACCTAGACGCATATAAGCGTATGAGGCAGAACGGTGTTCAACCTCGCAAGATTGATGGTTCAGCCAAAGTTGAGAAACGAGCAGAAGAAAAATGGCAAGTCGAAACGGGGATAGTTCCAAATACCTGAACCTTGTTGGCGTGAATATCCCTCATGTTGGTTACGGAAAAATGGTTCAAGGTTTACGGCAAGGCTTAGAAGGCAAAGTTGAGTTATGTGATGATGCCGAACGGGTGGTGTTCGCTTTAAGACCGAACCTGATTAAAGGTTGGGTTGAAGGACAGAAGCCTGCGTTGTTGACAATGTGGGAAACGAACTGGTTGCCACCAGAGTTCTCTGAATATCTGCAACTGTTTGACACGGTGGTTGTACCGTCGCTACATAATTGGGGGTTGTTCTCACAGTTCCATGACAACGTGCGTGTTATTCCTTTAGGTGTTGATCGTGATGTTTGGCATCCGAAGGAACGGCCACAGAACAAGAAGTTCAAGATTTTGTGTGGCGGTTCTGAGTGGTATCGCAAAGGTTTAGACGTTGTGTTGAAGGTTTTTCAAGAGTTAAATCTGCCTGACGCAGAGTTGCATATCAAGATTGTTCCCCCATATTTGTGTGCGCCGGACAACCTTGTTTACCCGAACGTGGTGATCCATAACAAGTGGATGACCGTCGAGCAGGAAGCTGATTTAGTTCGTTCAGCAGACTGTTTCATTTCGGTGTCCCGTGGTGAAGGTTTCGGGTTGATGCCATTACAAGCAATCTCTGCTGGCGTACCAACTATCTTGTCTGACGCGCATGGTCATCGAGAGTTCTCTGATCTAGCAACCCACCGTATCCCTACCCGTTCTGTGCCAACGAATGAGGGAACTTGGAAAGATATGGGTGATTGGGATGAACCTGAATTTGATGCGATATTTAGTGCGATCAAAGATATGTATGAGAACCGTGACAGGTATCGGGAGCAGGCTGAAATTTATGCGGGTGAGGTGTCAGCGTTTAATTGGGA